GATCCAGCCCATTCGTTGAACCAAAGAATATCCCCTACTTGTAACGTTTGAAAAGGTGCCCCACCAGGATCAGTAAAAGTAATATTCCAGGTAGCTGTTCCTGTACCAGCCGTATATGTAGCTAATAGATAATGAAATCCTGGTTCTCCATTAGTTGCCCAGAGACATCCAGTTGGATTATTGACATTTGAAATTGTGGTGGGACCGAGATAATTAGTCGTCCAAAACTGTTCGTAATTAGCTCCATTCCAAGTAAATGGGATTTTGGTAGCTTTATAAAATGTTACGTCATAGAAACGATTGAGACCTTGATCAAAACCATAACTATACATAGTGTCAAAAGTTATTGGAATTGGCTGAGGACTGTTTCCTACATTAAAATCCTCTATTCCCATTACTGGCAATACTGGATAATATCTAAGCGTTATTGTTGTAGCAACGCCGGCTCCTGCAGTATGGATCAAAGTGACAGATCCAGTGCTGTAATTGATTGTGCCGCTATTTCCAGGAGTTGGACTTGTCAGCGTTCCGTTCCCTTGATCAGTGAAAACAATAGGACCTGCAGAAATGGTAATAACCACAGTTCCTGGAACAATTTGGGCATTTGCTTGTCCAGTGATTGCAGGGACGATTGTAGAATAAATATTGAAAGTCCAAGGAGAAGCGCCTGTATTTCCAATGGAAGAAGCTGTGAGACCTCTTTCTAATCTTCCGAGAAGTTGATCTCCTCGTTTTCTCAGTATCCTTCCTCTCCAAACATAAGCATTTTCAAGTTTGGGGAAAGCGTCATTATTTATGATAAAAGGAGTCCTATCTGTTTCTAAACCCGTTTTAACATCCGCTATGACTAGTCTTTGAGTTGGCATATTAAAGCTGTAGCACCGTCGCTGTAAAACTTGTAGGATCAGCAAAACCAGCAGTTGTTATGAAACATTGCACAGCAAAAGTGGTTGCATTCGTAATCCCATAATAAATCAGCAATCTTGTCCCTAATAAATTTTCAATGGTAAGCAGAACTGAATAATTGCTACCAGTGACAGTTCCCGATGGCATAGTCATCGTATAGAGTCCAGCACCTGTTCTTACGCATGAAAGATTCATAGCCGTTCCCAATGTTGCTCCTGTAGCTCCTGTAAAAGATCCAAAAGCTCTAACAGGAAGCATAGAATACTGAGGAGTAGCAGCAAGATTATCTCGCCTCCAATATGGGATCGTTACACTTCCAGTTGTAATTGCAAAGATATCGCCTTCTCCCACTCCAGGAGTAGGCAATGCATTACCTGGAGGATTAGCAGTAGGCAACCCAGGAAGTGTTACTTTGGCGTGACGAAATCCTTCTGTCGGAGTTGTGTTCGTCCAAGGATAATGATCTCCTGAGCTCCCATACATAGTATTCAATGTCTGAAAGTTCTGTAAAATCTGATCCTGAGAATTTGAAGGATTATCACCAGGTTGAGGAATATTAGGAGTATAGACAGTCATTTTTTACCTTTAGTTCTTGCCTCGTGGCGTTTCTTCAATCCTGGATATGCTGAATAGACTTTCTTTTTTATTTCTGCATCTTTAGGAGAAAAATGGGCCCTTGCAAGAGCATTTCTTGCATGAGCCTCATCACCTATAGGATAAGTTTTATCGGGACCTGCAAATTTTTTAACTCCTGAGTATTTATATGCATTCGATTCACCAGGTTTTTTTCTGATTTCGGAAAGCTTTCCTCGTGGCATTGATTTAGGTTTGCTGGTCTTCTTTTGCATTACTTAGCCTTATGGTGTTTATGTCCGTGTTTTGCCATTTTGTGTAGAGCCTTCATGTGATGCATCATTGCTTTATGGTGATGATCTGGATGTTCATGGTGCCCTTCAGGTTCTTTTTCGCCGAGGTGGCTATGATGTTCATGTTGTCCATGAAGCATTGGATGTGGTTTTTCTTTTGTATGTTCTTTTTTCATTTTTTCCCTTTATATTTTAGAATATTTAGTGTTTTTCCTACTGTAATCTTCGCATGAATCAGATGATAATTCAAATAATTTATTTAATACTGGGCATAAGTAAACGGATTGGTATTAGTTTGAGCAGAGAATATCGTTGGCGTTCTCTGCGTTGCATTCTGTCGAGATGTTCTTCTTAAAACTAAATTCTCTTGTTCCCTAAAAAGTGGCTCATAAAATTGCATCTGATCATAGTCGCCCTGATCGGATAAAATCTTTCTGGCAGCTCCACGAGCCAAATACTCAGACATATAAGCAAATGGAATAGCAGAAGTAGTATTGAAGAACACAGAAGGAGTTACATATGCATCTACTTGGATTTTATATGAACGATCAGGTACTGGATAAAGCTTGAAGATGTTATTAAAGAATAAACAAATTCTAGGAAATCCAGCTGAGAATGGTGATGTTTGTGTTTCAATGTTAGAACCATTAGGAACCGCAGAAGCAAATGAAAATGTCGCTGTACCGTTTACATAATCTACTGTTCCGCTGCCTCCTCCCGTAGGAGGATAACCACCCGTTAAGTTAGCTCCTATAATATTTTGAAAGGTAGAATCAGTTTGGATTAAAATTCCTTGGCCTGAGCTATTCTTAAAACTGCTATCTACAATGTATTGCCTATTGCCTGCAGCATCAAAAGCAGTGATAAATACGTAAGGCAGAAGACTTCCTAAGTCATCAATAAAACCTTGTAATATGGGATTTCTTCCAAATGAAACCGTAAACGGTCCAGTTGTTCCGTCTCCCTGAATTGGGAATTCATTATTAACAAATTCTGGGAAAACCTTATAAAACTGATCATTTGACTGATACCAGCCCATTTCCACTCCGTCACAATAGATAGGAGTTCTGAACATCTGATAGATTGGCATCACGGTTTGATTCTGTGTAGCAGGAGGAGTTTCAAGAAAGGGAGGAGGATTATTATTGAAGGGAAAATTCCCAGTCGCCGAAGTTGTAAAAGGCGCTTGATATTCAAACACATTTTCTATTGTTTCAAATGTGTATTGCCGTTTCAATTCGAACAATTGGATGCGTTCCGGCATGTCATACGTAACGAATCGATTGATATAATCCCCGATAACCACATCACTGATAGATTGGGCAGAAGGGCTTTTGATTAACCTTCGTACCCAAGTAATAATATCAGAGAAAATGCCACCACCAACAGGAGGTAAAACAGTACTCATGAAAAAGCTCCAATTGCTCTAAATCTTCCGCGGAAATGAGTGCCAGTAGCTGCAAACCATCTCATGGATTCTACTTCATGAGAAGCAACAGCTCTTGGCTCACTGTTACCATCTACATTCGAAAAGGAGTGATATTTTTGACACTCTTCTAGATGTTTAGCTAAAAATCTTGGAATATAAACCGGTTTATTACATGGGATACTCCAAAGACAATCAGGCTGTCCAGGAAGATCTCCATTGTACCAAAATTCTATTGGCTCTCCATTTATTACATAATTTTCATAGATCCCTTTAACATATTCCCATGCATGTTCATGTGCTTTTCTAAATTTCTCTGGCACAGAAGTAAAAGCTTTGAATTGTCTTTTAGGTTCAATAAAAGGAACTCCTTCATCTGTAGCTTTTTGTTTAGCCGTTAAACGGAGTTCTTTTTCAGTTGGCATAGGAGCCATTTCGTTTACTTTATCTACTGTCATATGAGAGATTTCTTCTCCCATTTCAGCAACATTTTTTACTAGACCTTCAATGTCTTTTTTCATAATCACCTAACTTGGTCGATGGTTTTGATAAGCGCCTGGAATTGTTTGAGGTAAAGGAACAACTCCTCCAGGAGAGGATTGTCCATAATTTGCATCTCCTATCCCTACGACTGTAGCATCGTCTATTACTACAAAATCAGGCGTGGTTGGGATAGTGAAAGCATCAAAATTGGATGTGTCTATATTCACTGTGAATTCATCAGGATTTGGAATGGTTAACACATATCCTTTTACTAGATTCAGCTGTCTCATTCCCCATTGCTTAGGAATAAAAAACTGAACTTGCTGATTAATCACATACTCATGATCTTCAGTTGTAGTAACTAATGCAGGATTTGAACGACTAACGTCTTCTAAATTATGTATAGCAGGAGTATAAGTGCCACTGTTGAACAGTCCGAGATTATATCTATTTAGAGGACTTGCCATAGTAAAAATGGGGGGCTTACCCTCCCCCCTTAGGGTTTAAGCATTCAAATAAACGAGATCAGGATAGATTGCTCTCCAAGCTATCACGTCATTGTTTGCATGTATAATTTCAGTTCCATCACCGATACCTACAATCACTCCTTGACGAGTATTTGGAAGATAAGCTCCTGGAATTGTTAGAGCCTTAGGATAAACAGTATTTGTATACGTTTGTCCTGTAGGCTGAAGTGGCAATGGTGGTGCTTGCACAAAACCATTGTTTGAATCACCAATTGCTGCTACTTGAGCAAAAGTAATTCCTAAAGCTGCTTGTGCAGAAGTTGGGAATGTGAAAGCCCCAAAGCCTGTACTATTAACATTGACCACGAATGTATTAGCATTGGTGATCGAAGTAATATAAGCCTGCTGTGGAATACCTGTTGCTTGAACGACTACTTGGCTATCCAACTGAGTAGTTCCCCAAACAGGAGTTGTATTTACAAAGCCTGTGTTAGGAATAACAAAAAAGACTTCTTGTCCGACAACGAAACTGTGGTTAACAGATGTCGCTATAGTTGTAGTAGTACCTGTTGTAATAGCAGTAATTGTATTAACAAAAGGAACATACAGATCTGGATAGAGAACTTTTTTTGCAAAACCAGCAGTTGCAGCCGCTGCAAAGCCAGCAGTAGGAATATTACCAATAGTAAATGTTGTAGAACTACCAACTGCTGTAACACTAGTTACCAGGCCTGCAATTTGAAGCATTCCTGTTGTTCCATAAAGAAGAACAGCATCTCCAACTACAAAACCGTGTGCAGCACTAGTAGTTACAACGCCTGTAGCGGCAACGATACCAGTGATGGTAGCTGTAGGACCATATTGATATGTTCCTGCATTAATAAAGGTAAAACCACCAGTTGTGATTATTTTACCGAGCCATGCTGTACCATTACTTTCAGTAATGTAAGCAGTACCAGCAGCATCTTCAGCAAAACCAATTGCTTGTGTGCCAACGTGGTTAGTGGTTGTTGCCCATTTAGTTTTATTCCAAACTTCAATTGTATCTGGAATCATGGGTAGACTTAGGAATTTTGCAACTCCCGTTGAGGTAAAAGTACCTCGTATAATTTTACTATATTGTGCCATATGATCCTCCTTAGATTACTTGTGTACAACGTACGTTTCTGATCCAAGTCTCTTGAAGAATCGCTTGCGCTTGCGCAAATTTGACTCCCAATGTTCCATTCAGGGCTAGAGGACCTGAGAAAATTGGCGGACGATATAGCAGTTGAGAGCTATAACCATCTTGATCGATGTGAGCATAGGATTCACGAGCAATGGCCATGTTGTTAAATACATCATTACCATTCATAGAAGCTGCACGTTGAACAGCAGATTCAGAACTTGTGAAAATTCTCATGTTCAGAACAGCGCCGTATTCAGAATAAATAACATCATTCTGGTTTGGGTAGTTCCAAGAACTTGTGAACTGTGTCATTGCATCAAAAGAAGGCTGAATCTCTGTAGAGCACAATAGGAAGTAAGCTGAACGAATTGGAGCTGTACCAAAACGATCTTCTCCTTGTTTACCACTCAAGAATTTAAATGCATTTGCTGTATCTAAGCTAGATGCAACGGCTGATAAATCACGAACAGTAATCTCTGTAGGATTGTCTCCATCAACACCACCACGACAGTTATAGACTGAAGCAGCAGAAAGAAGGAAATCTCTTAAGATGATATCTTCAGCTTGTCGCATTGCTACCCCAAGACGTTCAGTGACCCATGAAAGCACAGGATCTTGGTCTTGGATAACAACTTGTTCGTTCAAGATTACTGAAGTGCCATAAAAGGCCATTGCAGCATCAAGAATTTCACGAGTAGCGACTTGTGAAGCAGGTTCAATTCCTGTGTTGCCCAATTGAACAACAGGAGGTTGTAGAGGTACAGGACGCAAAAAGCGCATAGTTGTACCACCATTACGCGGCATACTATATTTCTCCGCAGGGATGATATAGTTAAAGTTAGGTGTTGGCACGCTCAACATGCCTGGGGCCAATGATTGTAAAATCGGCGCTGGCAGATTGCTTGTGGTTGTAATCGACATTCATTTCCTCGATGTTTACGTTTTTTTCTTCTCTGTAACGACCAAGGAAGCGAAGATCATCTCTGCGCGGAACCGTTACCTATCGGCCTGCGTTGAGCTGCTTTTAGTTTTTCATATGCTTGCTGACGAGATTGGGGCGACTTAATATCGAAATCTACCGCTGACGGTGTAGCCATACTAGGAGCAATGTAATAAGGATTTCTTGCGTTTTCCTCTACCTTTTCCTTGATGGACATTTTTTCCTCAACCTTTTGCGGAGCTTGCTGAAGACTTTTTAATTTCTTATACGTCTTTAACCTTCTCGCATACTCATCAGGCACTTCTAAAACAGTCTCAATAAACACAGGGTCTATGGATTCAAGATTGGCTATATTTGCTTCGTTCATTACCTGATCGTAATCAGAGTATTGATTCTTAAGCCGTTGTAAATAGTTTTTCTTTTCTTCCTGTTCTCTTTCCTCTCGAATTGTTTGTTGAGCGATTACCTTAGCTTCCTTCTTAAGGTTAGCACTTACTTTTTCGAGCTTTGCTCTTAAACGCGCAGGATCTACATAGTCTTCGGCACCATCTAGAGGATCAACCTCTTTTGGTTGAAGCATTTGCTTGATCTCTTGCAATTCATTTCGCATTGCTTCCGTTTGCATTTCTGCTCGGATTCGTGCTTCTCTTTCAGCTTCTCTAGCTGCTTCCAGCTTTCGAAAGTTGATTTCTTTATCGC